GTCGCTCGTGACCGTGACGAATGACGCACCGGCTGGAATCAGGCCAGTGGTTGCGCCGCCAGTGGTCGCGGTGACAGCCACCGGCCTCTGAGGATACGGAGCATTCAGCAGCACTCGTCCGGTGTTGTCCCCAGATCCGGCAGCCTGTGTTGCAATGCCCATGTAAACGCCAGTGCCGATCTGGTTAGCGGCCCCGCTGCTTGCGTCGCCGCTGTCTGGTGTTCCAGTTGAATCCCAAAACACCGGCTGACCAATCACCCAGGCAGCGGTCGTCTTCGGCACATCATAAATGCCTTCGAGGGACAAACTGCCCTTTTCACTTGCGGCCAGATCGGTCGGCGTAATGCCAATAATACCGGCCTGCACAACAACGTCTCCGCCAACCACCGCAGCGGCTGGCGTGTAGTCTACAGCGTCATCGTCGCTGTAGAGAAATGCGGGACTCTGTGCCATCTGTATATGCTCCTGAATGGATTCAATTTGAAAAGACCCGGCAGCCACTGCTGCCGGGATTCACTCACTCGCCGCCGTTATCAGGCAGCACCCTTGCTCTTGACGCCTGCCAGGTATTCGGACTGCGAACAACCGAAGTCGTGGTAGCCACGGAACTGAATGCCCAGCGTGTTGAAATCGGCGTCAGCAGATTCAACAGTCGGACTTCGCTGTCCATTCAGGAACGATGTTACAACCGGCTTAAGCGTGTCGCCGAACAGGTACCACGCCGTGGAGCTATAACCGCCACCATACACTGAATCAGACAGTTCAGATGCAACCACTACGCGGTACTTGCCCGCGTGGATGTTTGCGTCCGCTGCCTTCACGGCATTCAGGTTGCGTGCGACGTACAACGCGTCGGCAACGGCCTCCAGTTCCGGCGGAACCAGCAACTTCGTCGCACGTCCGCCCAGCGTCATGCGGCTGGATTCTTCAGCACCAGTCACCAGTGGAGACTTCCTCTGACGGTACGCTTTCACGCCGGCACTCAGGCCAACGCCATCGGTTCCGAGATTGGTCGTGCCGCCTTCGATATAGTTGGTGCGGGCACTCGTCCAAAACGTTGTGTGATTAGCGAGGAACGTGGTCCACACCAGACGATTCAGGCGACGGGCTGCGCCACGTCCGAGACGTACACGCAGATCGTCAAATGCCCCGAGGTCATCGTTGATGATGTCGCGGCGCGTCAGACTGAACATCTTCGCGTAGGTGTCAGCAGAGCGATTGTAACTCTCTTCGCTGATCTTGCCGTGCTTCATCACGCCGCCCGGCCCCAGTTCCTCATACTCCATTTCGTCGTTGAGACGATATGACGTGTGAGTCTTGAAGTCCGAAACGCTCTTCACGTCTGAGATTTCTTCCCAGTTGTTGTCCTCTTCTTCGAACCCGGCAAGCAGTTCCTTGTTCGCCAGATTGCTGAAGATCCCCGGAAGGCTGACTGTGCTGAAAGCGGCCTGCAGATTCTGACCGCTCGCGTACTGCAGGGCCTCGCGCAGGTTGCCGTCATGCAATCGGCTGCCAACATGAATCGGCATTCCGTTTGCGGCAGCGGCCTGGATGATGACCTGCTGAAGACCAACACGCCCACGGTACTGACTGTGTGCGGCCTGCAGTTCGGCGTCCGTGAAATGCTTGTCAGCCTTGTGCCCGCGTGCGACTGACAACGCGGCCTGCAGGATGCGGGTCTGGTCCCCGCTCCCCTGTGCTGCACTGAATGAAGTCGGTCGCGTGCGGTTCTGTGCAGTCTGCCGCTTCAGGGCTTCCAGTTCGGTCTTCTCAACACTCCAGCCCTGCTCAATCGCAGTGGCTGCGATGTCGTGAAACCCACCAGCAGCGGCGTTGATTGCAGACGCTCGGCGATGCTCAGCAGCCAGACCCTGGCGGAATCCGGCCATCAGATCCACCTGTGCTGCAGCGGCTGCAGTGGTTGGCAGTGATGGAGCAGCCGGCGTGGCAGCCATTGGCTGCTGATCTGGCTTCTTCTCATTCATTGATGCAGACACCTGCATCTTCGCGGCGTAGGCGTCCTGCAACGCGGCCTGCTGTTCCGGATTCATGGTGCTGGAATCCAGCCCCAAACTTTTCACCCAATCTTCAAACGACATAACCAGCCCTTTCGATGCTGCGGCTGCGGATGCAGCCAAATTGACTGACGTACTCGAATCCGCACCGAGCGGCAGTATCGAGGTTTCCTTCAACACACTTTTCACTGCCAGCACAAACGGTCCGGAAATCTCTTGACCATTCACGTTGACAACCTGACCCTCGGGGATGTCCACACTTTCAAGCACACGTGCCCCGATTGACGCCTGCCATGTTTGCCCGTTTGCGTCCTGTGCCAGCACGGTCTGCACCAGCCCGGAAACGCCTGTCACCAACCCGCCCAGCGTTAGCGCGGTTCCTGTGTTTTCGATTGCGTCCGTGACGCCCAGTGTGGCCTCAACCTCTTTGCGATGATCAATCAAAATCGGTATCTGGTTAGGTGTCTGCAGCCCCCGCAGATCCACCACAACCGGATGCTCAAACCCATCGACCGGCAACAGACCGCCGTTGTACGCCTCAATCTTGAACCGTCGCGGTTTTGCGCCGTCCGCCGCCTGCAGCTGAAGGCGATTCGTGATGCTGATGTTTTTCATTTTGCAGCCCCACTATACGCCAAATCTCTTACGGCTTCTGCAGGCATATCAGACTCAACGCCATCCGGCCCCGTCACTGTGTACGACGTGACGAACTTTCCCTGCTTCAGCGTCGTTTTGGCTTTCCCAAGTTTGTAGCCCATTTGATCAAGAGCCTGCCCCGTCTGTTGTATTGTCGCCTTCGTCTTGTTTTTCGGCAAAGCTACATTGTGCGTCGGTGCCGTTGCTGTGCCCCCACTCTTACTGCTACTCGAATTGCCGCCGCCTGACGTTCCGCCACCCTTGCTGCATTCATTGCCCGGCTCAAATCCTCCCGCACCAGTGCCGCAGTTTGCTGTCACTGACACCCCGTCTGCAGCGTCAACCTGCTGCAATTCGTCATCCGTCACGCCGCTCGCCAGTGCATCATCAATCAACGCCCGAGACCGCTCGGGACTCAGGCCGATGGACTGCAAAGTCTGGTCCGCCATCACCTCGGAAATCTCGCCCGATGTCAGGCTGTCGAGAGTCTTGCGGATGCGTTTCTGGTTGTTGGTGAACGCTCGCTGTCCGATCGTCGTGTATTCACCGGCAGCCGCAGCGGGGGCCTGCTGCGTGGCTGCCGGTGCCTGCTGCGCCACGTTCGCAAACGGGGCCAGCATCTGATCCACATTCGACTCTGCAACCAGCGGGAAGGCCGATCGAATCAGGGCCTTCGCCGATGCGGCTGGAATCACTCCGGCTGCCACCTGGCCAATGATTGCCACGATACTACTGACCTGTGCCCCGTTCATCGCGGTGTCAGCCACTGCCGTACTCGCTGTGGTCACAGTCGTATCGGTCGGCATACCAGGTGCCTGCGGCGTGCCAGTTACGGGGAATGTTTGGGCAAATACGGCCTTCCTGTATGCGTCAACACTCACGCCGAAGTCGGCAGCCCCACGCACGGACTCCAGATCCCAATCTTTGCCCCTGCGTGCGTGCTCTTCAGTCGGCGTTGCTAGGCCGGTCCGCAATCGAATCTCAGCAGCCTGTGCACTCTCGACCTGATCCAGTTCCGGCAATGGTGGCCAGTGCCATCGGTGTTCAATGTCTGCAATCGCAGGCAGCCCGTTCAGCAGCCCCGGCACGAAAACAGCAGACTCCAGAAACCACTGCCACAACCGTTCTACGATGTCCATCTGGATCCGGTTTTGCTCAACCTGAACTTCAGGTTCCCAGACGTTTTTCATGTCGCCCTTGAAGGACGAGAAATTCGCGTCTTTGCCGGTGCCTGCTGCCAGCGTGTAGGGCATGTTCGTACAACGGCAAAAGCTCATCAGGGCTTGCCGCTGAAACATTTCATACAGCGGCCCGGGCTGCTTCGGCTCGACCTGTCCGATTTCCCAGCCTGCGGGCAGCGTCGTCAGCATGTTCCGCGTTAGCTCGATTTCTGCGAAGTCGCTCGGACTGTCCGCAGGATCAATCGCCGGCGAGTTGCTCTTTAAATACATCGCAAAATTCGCTGCGGTCTCAGCAGAGTACAGCGTTGCCAGTTCCTGCCGCCGCATGATTGGCAGCGTCTGCAGTGCCGGTGTTGCTCGCGGGATGCCTCTGGTTTGCCCCGGTCGCTCAGCCCGATACAGGTGACAGACCTCACGCGCCGCGTACCATTGCCCCTGCAATGTGCTCACGGGCGTGTTCAGTCCGGGGTGATGGTCGTAGACGTAGAACTCAAGCTCATTCGTCGCGCGATCAAACCTGATGCCATCGTCAACAAACGGGTCAACCAGTTGCGACTGCTGCCACGGTGTGGCAATCTGATCAGACTCCAGAACCAGCAGATCCAGCCCCAGCGGAAACCGGATCGAGCTGCCCCGCATAATGAAGACTTCGCCATCACGCCAGTACGCCTCAACGCACGTTCGAAGAATGTCGGCCAGCTTCACTCGGTGTGACCACTGACGCCAAGCGGACTCTAAGCGGCGGTTTGCGTCGGTGTCTGCCGTCAGCACCTGTAGTCGTGGGCCTGCTGCGCCTACGATATGGTTGGAGGCTGTTCGCAGAATACCCGCATACCATGAATTGTTGTCCGCCTCGTATCGGCTGCGAATCCGAACCACTCGCCGGACTGCCGGACTGATTGCAGCTCGTGCCGCCAATCCATCAGCATTCGTCCAATGCCTGCGGTTGTCCGGCGTCGTTTGTGCCAGATCAAACTTCGCACGCACCATCTTCTGTGGTGCCGCTGCAGGCTGCCTGTGTCGTCCACGTCGGGCCATCTCAGTGACCTCCGGGCGGGACGATTTTCAGAATGGCACCACGCAACCACGCCTTCGGAGATGCGGCAGCAGACTTAGCCGCCTGATGCTTTTCGTATTCCATCAGTTCCGTGAGGCTGCGATTGCTCACGCTGACGCCATCATTGCTGATGGCTGCAGGCTTGCTCACGTCGGATGCGAGTTGTTCGGCTGGTGTGGTCATGCCCGTATAATGGCACACCACACCGCGCACAGAAACAACATGCTGGCATTAGTGCCAACTACTGCATCGGCTCGTTAAATTTTCCGTGACGTTCACGGACCGCAACGATACGTTCCGAAGTCGTATTGATTCGACCGCAGGCAGGACAATGACGCTCCCGCAGGATGAAACCCGGCGTTGTCCGTGTGTGCTGCACTCGCGTCAGCACTTCTCCGCAATGCTGACACGGCAATCCTCCGGGCAGTTGGAAAACACGATCAGCCACGGACGCCCCCGGGTAGTGCAAATGTCCGCCGCTGCTTGCTCCCTGTCCGCTCA